CCAAAAGCCACGCCAAAGAACACGGCGGTACTTGATACTGCCGCGCCCAACGCCGTCAAGCCACCAATGATTGATGGCAACGCGAAAGCCGCCAATACGCCACCCAAAGCGATAAAAGCGGCCTTCAGTGTATTAACGTTTTCTGCCAAGCCAATAACGGCATCAGCAAGATTTGCCGTGATAAAATCCGCAAGATTGCTCAATGCCCTGCCAAGCGTTTGGCTGGCATCCGTTGACTGATTGATTTTTTCAATGGCCTTTGCTAGCGAATTGCCGATGCGCGTCATGCCATCGCCAACCGTGACAGGCAACTTCTCGAAATCGCGGCGGATGGATGCTTCCATCTTGAGAATGGCTTCCATCACCTTCTGCGCGGTCAGTTCACCGCTATTCGCCATTTCGCGCAACTGCCCGATCGTCACACCAAGGCCAGATGCCATGGCGGCAGAAAGTCCGGGCATCTGTTCCATAACGGCACGGAACTCGTCGCCGCGAAGGACACCAGACGCCATAGCCTGAGACAACTGAATCATGCCTCGGGACGCTTCGATCGCGTTAATACCCGAGGTGCGAATCGACATCTGCGTCAATTCGGTAAAGTTCAGTAGTTGCTGTTGGCTGTACCCTAGCTGATCACTATTCCGGGCAACTCGCGCAAAAAGTTCAGCAGTGCCCTCATACGAGGCACGCGTGCGTTGCGCCGACTCAAAGAGCTTATCCTGTACCTCTCGTAGGTTTTGCGTGCCGTCCGTGACCAATCCAATGCGCCCCTCTAGCAGGAGCATGGTATCGCCAGTCTGGACGAGCTTTCGTAGTCCGTTGGTCAGCGCCGTAACGCCAAGATACGTGGCGGCAAACTGCTTAGTCAGGCGAGCTAGTGACGCCTCAACGGTTGCCGCGCCCTCTTCTTGTATTCGTACGCCAAGCCCAAAGACTTCCATCGCTTACGCCTCCGGTATGGGCTTGGCCTTCGCCGCATCTGCCGCAATCTTCGTCAATCGCGTCTTCGTTTCCTCGAACATCTGCGACAACTGCCCTGCCGCCTTCAAGTACCGCATTTCCATCTTCTGCAGATCCTGCGGTTGGTGAAAGGCAATCGCTACCTGTCCCGCCAAATCCGTCCGTTCGCCCATCCGTGTTATCCCTTCTTCCCGCTTTATGTCCTGCAGTTCCGCCCACGTCCACAGCGTCACTGCAAACGCTTCCCCCGCTACCACGCGGACGGGTTGCCCCGTTTCCCGCGACACCTCCACCAACACGCGCCGTACATACTGCTCGGCGTCCCACGGCACGGCGACGGAACTGCCACCCGTCGCCTGAGTTAGTTTTTTTCCGTCTTCTCCGCCAGCATCGCCTCGACTTCGCTAACCTGATTGCGGCTCAACTGCACGAGCGCCGCAATCTGATCCACAGACAAGGCGTTGACTTCCTTCTCCTTCAACTCCGGGCAACTCATCCGCACCACATCCAGTAGTGCTCCAAGCATGGCTTCTCCTGCATCACCTGTTGCGGCAACCGCCGCGATTTTATGCGCGGCGGCTCCGGTCAACGGTCGTACGACAATCTCTCGTCCGAACAGGGTGACACGCGGTAGGCGTGCGGGGTTAACCAGATCGTCCAGATTGATAGTCGGCACGGGTTAGTTAGGCGAGGGTGGAGATGTACTCGATGCGATACGGAGCGGAACCAGTCCCAGAGAAGCCAGAGAGAGCGGGATCAAGGCGAGCCTCAATCTCAAGCGCGATGGCAACCTCGGACCCGTCCTGCCCCGTGATGTCGTACTTGGTGCAGAGGGCGGCAGGGAACCGAACCTGCACATACTTGCCAGCCGAGGCCGTGCTCTCGCCGCGCTGATAGATCAGACGAACATCAGAGAGGTAATCGCCAGCGACGAGGAGGACGCCAGCCGTCTTCGGCGCGAACGACGAGACGCTCGACCACGCGCCCGTCACGTTCGTGGCGGCCCCGGGCTCAATTGCCGGAACGTTACCAGCCACAGTCGTAGTGGCGAGGGGAAGCTCGATCACGGTGCCGGAGATCTTCGGCATCCGCATCGACACGCGGTCTAGGAGCTTGACCGGCGACCGCTTGCCGTCAAAATCGGTATTGCGGTAGGTAATCCCGGGGTCGAACTTCAAGCCCCCGGCAAAGGCGCCCCAGACCTTCGTCCCGACGTAGAGCACGCCAGAGTCGAGCAGAATGTCATTGGGCAGATCAACGTTGTAGCCAGTCAGCGGTGCGGTCATGATGGTATCCTACGTGGTGGTGGGGAAACACTAGGCTCGGCGTGAGGTGAGCACACTGGGCCACAAATAAAGTTCATACGAAGAGATGACTCCCACAAGAGGCGCCTCTGCGGGATCGGTGAGAAGCGGCACGGTGTTGCGCGTCCGCGAACGCCCTACCATAACTCCATCGTTGTTATACAGATAGGCGGTCATGCACTGGTCAACCAAGTCCATCGCCGACTCAATCAGCGGCAATTGACTCTCGGGCTTACCTAGCGCCTGAACCTCCAGAATCGCCGTCTCTCGATAGCCGTTGTACGCCGTCAAGCTGGTGCGTGTCAAAAGCAGGGTCAGGTACGGGAAGACCACATTCGTCGGCGCCGCCCGGACATAGACCCGCTCCGGCGACCCAACGATGTCCTTGAGGCGCTCGCCCTGCGGGGACACGTAGTCCAGCATCGCCTGACGCATCGTCGCATAAATCTGGACGGTGGACGCCGTGGACGGCTTGACGATGGTGTTAGGCAGGACGTATTTGGGTTTTGTCATTTGGCGTCCATGATTTTCTTGACAACCCGCGCAAAGGTGTCAATAACCTGTTGCGAGTATTTGGCGGCAGTTGGCACCGCAATCGGAACGCGCACGTTTTCGCCAATCCATCTATTGTCATGCCCGATTTCCCAGCCTAGCGCCACCTTGCCTCGATCCACGGCACGCTTTTGACCGACTGGCACGACCATCTCGCTCGGTACGCCAACGATGGTGTACCAGCCTCGTTGCGCCCGTTCTGGACGCGCCGCCTTCAACGATTCATGAATGAAAATCGTATTGCGGAAGTTTTGCGAGGTGTAGTAGTTGGTGTAGGCACGCTTCAGTTGCTTGAGGAAGAAATCGCCAGCCGAGCGAATCCCAATCTGAGATGCCATACGATACCGCGCAGTGGCTTGCGCTGAGTGATCGTATCGCATGACGATTTCTGCCTTGATCATGGGGCCGTCCGTGGAACCGTGACTACCAGCGGGGTGACCACGCGGAGTTCGTTATTCGACCCGCCCACCACAATCTGGTAAATCGTGTCGCCATCATAACTTGCGAGGTTTGCCGTCTCCGCCGCTGTCAGGATGCGGTAGTACACGCCAGTCGTGGAAGCGGACAAGGCCAAGGCGTTAAAGCCCGTGATCACCGTGCTTCCGGCGCTATCCTCTGCCAACGTGATGGTGCCCGTGGCTCCGCTCCAGAGCGGAAACGTATTGGTCGCCGGATCGTACTTGCGCCATTCCTGCCGCACCAAGTACGCGTTGCTCGGATTGATAATCTTGCTTGCCAGTGCCGTCATTGTGCCCCCTCGGACTCCTCGATCACCCGTACCAGAGGACCGGAATCCTCATGCAATCTAACCAGTGCCTCGGAATTCTCGATCATCCGAACCAATGGGCCGCTATCATCCTCAACCCGTACCCGTACGCTAGTCATGCATCTGCCCTCGGAGCTTTTGCAGGGCATCCCGAGCCGTCACGCCCGTCACGCACCGCGTGACATCCTCATTGCTCCAGCGAAGCATGATTGCCACATCGCCCACCGGACCCGCCTCCAGCGTCCCGCCATATCGCTGGATAAACGCCTCCATCCGCGACTCGTCCGTAGGCCAGAGCCCTGACCGCCGCACATCCTGACCGCAGATCAGGCGAGGGTCCATTAGCGGATGAACCCCACAGCAGAAAGGGTCAGGCTGGTCGCGGTCACCGCCGTGGTGTCCGTCTCGTTCCGCACATAGACCGAAATCGTATCGTTTGCCGCCGTAGGAATCAGGCCGGTAATCGAGAATCCGTAGCCCTTGTTTGAGCTTGACAGGATGGCTGAGATGTGAATGCCAGAGATTGGCGTGTCATTCTTGGCAAACGTCAAGCCAAACTGCTTGTTATTAGATCCGCACTCCAACTCCACATTTGCCGTGACCAGCAAGACCTGATTCACGGCCTTGGTCGTCCGAAGCGTGTTGTTGGAGGCTTGGCTGAAGCCATCCTGTCCGAGCGTAGTATCAAGCGCGGTGGTGCCAGCCAGCTTGTACCACGTATTGGTCAGGGCGAACGTGGTCGACGCTGGCGTGGTCAGGTCCAACTGCCCTCGACTCGGGAAGAGGCTAACCACGACATCCCGAATGTCCTCGGGGCTAATGTCGCCCGTGGTGTTATCGGGCAGTTGCGCCAAGAGCGCGGAGAGAACCTTCGGAGTCTCAGCCATTATGCGAACCCTGTGTCAAAGCCAGTAGAAAATCCGTCAATCGTGTCGCCGTAGTGGTACCCATCAAGCACTTCCGCTGGCTCATAGCCCACAAAGGCGGCGGACTCTTCAGGGGTGAGCTTTTCGAGCGTGATGCGTTGCGCCTGAGTCTGCCGCACGGGATAGACCCCGCGCACATGGTACAGGCTCTCGTCGCCCTCGACCTTGACAATGCCGAACGGGTCGACCGCCACATAGAGCGCCACCGTCGCCACGGCTCCAGATCGCGAATCAATGTGCGCCTGAGGCGCCGTGCCGACGTTCTGCTGGTCCGAGATCGTGTCGAGCCGACCCCAATACACCCCTGTTTGGACATAGACGGGACGCACGAACCCGTCCGCCCCAGCCTCCTGCCGCTCGTAGAAGGTAAGGCGCTGATCGAGGAGGCCGGGAGCTACGTACATTAGCCAGCCACCGCGAGCTTAAAGGCTCTCAGGACTTTCAGCACCCGTGCCGCTGTGTCACGTGAAACATCCCAGTCAATCGCCGTCCCAGCCGCCGACTCCCGCGAGGCGTTCGGTGTGCGCTTTTGATACAGGTCTGCCGCCAGATCGATGATGCACTGGCTCAGGATGGGCTCTATTCGGGCGTAATCGCCCCGTAGAGACAATCCGCAGTTGGTGGTAATGGTGTAGGGGCCATACGGGAAGGAATAGCCCTCATTGGCGTAAATAACGCCAGACGCGGTATTGATAGTGTACTCGGCAGACGCGACGGTCGTGCCCTCGCTATCAACAATGGTCGCCGTGGTATTGATAGGCCGTTGCGGGAACACAAGGGAGGTGCAGACGTACCCGCTGATTGTCGTGGCGCGGTCCACCGCCGTCGTGCTCACTGCCGTAATCGGGGCGTCCGTCCAGACCTCCAACTGCGCCTTGGCGCGGTCGAGCAGGGCTTGGAGCAACGTGTTTTCCGCGTTGCTCTCGATCCGAAGGTAGGACTTCAGGTCACTGACGGTAGGGAGGGCCATTGCGCTTTGCCTCGGTCAAGATGTCTGCGTACTTCTTCCCCACTACCGGATAGTCGTGGTACTGGCGGACGTACTGATGGACGCGATCGGCTTCCGCCGCATAAAACTTACGATCTTTCGCGAGTTTCGCCAAGACCTCACGAAGCTGGTACTCGTCGTTTGCCACCGTCCACGGCACCGGAATCCCGAGCTTCAAGAGATCCTTCTGTGCCTCCGGATCGCCAGCGACCACAGGCTTGCCCATCGAAGCGCCCTCCAGCCCAGACCCTTGTATCCCAAGCCAGAAGCTGTCGAACACCGCATCGCAGGACGCCTTAAGCCGCAAGGCCGCACCATGCTCCATGTTCTCAATCAGCACAGGCTCGATATTGATATCTAGGTGCATCTTGAGGTAATCGCACGCCCGAAGGAACTCGATGGTTCCCTTGATCTGCCGACGGGTCGGGCTGTGGGCCACGCGAAATGCCTTGCCCTCGACCTTCTCTTCCACCGCCAGCCGCTGGTAGTCATCGACCGGCATTGGGATAGGCAACCAATGCTTGATTTTGAAGCGATGGTGATAGGGCCGCGCCCCGAAGACCACGGCGTCCATGCGGTCATCATTCCCGCCCTCGTTGACCTGAATGGAGCCCATCGGGTTCTGCGGGTCCACGGAGCCGTGATAGGTCAGCGCCTGAATTAGATCCTCTCGCGTGCCTTGCCGGAGGACGTTCCGCAGGACATAGTAGTTCATGTGACTATGCACTACGTCTGCCGTGTCATACAGCAGTTGAATCGTGTCGTAATCGACCTCGACATCCCATTGCCGCAGATCGCAGTGCTTGTTGGTGTGCCCGTACCGCACAAGGGCCGACACCACACCCGGAACGCTGTTTGCCGCCGAATGATACCGATAGACCGACGAGCCCGGGTCATAGGCCGTAATCTGCAACACCTTCAGCGCGGTGGGATCATAGGGCATCGGCGCATACGAGGACGGCACCAAGTTCGGCGATAACGTCCGCCCGACACTGGCCCACGCTCGATCAATCTGCGCCTGAGTTGCCACCAATCCCTCCGCCGAATACTCCTCAGCTTGTTGGGCCGAGACGCTGATCCACGCCCTGCGTGGCACCCGTCCCAGCCGATTGGATTTCGCTCGCACCATGACACGCACGTCTGGCGAAAGCTCCGAAGCGGAGGGAGCAACGGCCCCCTCCGCAACGGTCTGCTTCTCCTTCAGCTTACGAAGTCGCGTCATCCAGCACGACGAACGGCGAGTGCTCGTCGACCTTGTTGCCCGAGCTATCGATAGCGTAGGCGTAGGTCGAGGTCGGAAGCGGAATGCCACCGGCGCGAGCAACGAAGCGGTACGTGGTGATGTCGTTCACGAACTTGTAGTGGATCGAGGACTCCACGGTGAGCGCCTGACGGAGCCCCATCGCGTAGAAGTCGCCGTTGACCAGCGCCACATCACC